GAACAAGATATCAGAAGAGATATAAAACTTATTATGCCAAGCCTTGATATTTTCGGAAAAACTAAGTAAACTAATAAAACTATGCCAATTTCAAGAATGCAAATGCCCAGACAATTAAGAAGAGGTGGCGGAATAATGAACGTCGCACCAAGACAGGGTTATTTCCTTGGAGGTGTTGGTGATGCTCTTAAAGGCGCTGTAAAAGGTGTTGCTAAAGGTATTGGTAGCGCTCTTAAATCAGATGTTGGAAAACTAGCTTTATTGGCAGGAGGAGCTTATTTTGCTCCCACTCTTTTTGGTAAAGCAGCAGGTTTTGGTAATTTTGGAAGTTTATTAAAAGGTGGACTTTCAAAAGGAATAGGTAAACTTGCAGGAGAAAAAACACTAGGCAAGACTCTTGGAGTCATGGCTGGTGGAACTGTACTAGGTGGAGTCTTAGGTTCTATGTCTCCTGAAGAACAAGAAGAAGTATCATCAGGTAGAAATGTTAGCGCATTAAGAAGTAAGCTTACAACAGCTTATCAAAATTTAGGTTATGATGAATCTGAAATACCTGCACTTGTAGATAATGATTTATCTGAATACATCATTTAATGAGTGGTTAGATAATAATGCTCCAGAACCAGATTATGATAAATCATATGCTAATGGTGGCAGAATAGGATACTCTGATGGAACAGAGTTTGAAGAATATTTAAAAGGAAAAGAAGAATTTGATAAAAAGAGAAACGCTGAAGAACTTTATAAAGAGTTTTTAGAAAATAAACGTAGACAAAAGGTAGCTGTACAGAAAACAATGGCTGCTGATGGTGGTAGAATAGGCTATGCTATGGGAACTGATCAGATCGTGAATCAGGCATCAGGCATCATGGGTCTACCTCAAAGAACTAATAAAGCAGGCGTAAAGGAGCTAGATCTTAGAGAAAGTGGTGGATTTATTCCTCCAGTTGGTGTAAAAGAGAAGGCAGATGACATCCCTGCGATGTTGTCAAACAATGAATTCGTATTTACTGCAGATGCTGTAAGAGGTATGGGTAATGGTAATGTCAACAAAGGTGCACAACGTATGTATGACATGATGAAAAAATTAGAAAAAGGCGGAAGAGTATAATGGCTGAAACAATTACACAAATAACACAACCACCTGAGTTTATAGAAGCAGCAGCAAAACCATATATTACAGAATTACAACAAGCTGTAGGTGATTTTAAAGGTGCAGATTTATCAAAAGTTTATGGTCCACAATTTGTAGCTGGACAAGATCCTTTACAACAAGCAGCAATTGGTGTTGCAACAGGTGCTCAAGGTCTAGGATCTTACGCTCCATTCTTACAAACAGCGGCGACACAAGCAGGTCAAGCAGCAACTGCAGCTGGTCAAGCAGGTCAATTTGTTGGCCCATCAGCTTATCAACAATTTATGTCACCATATCAACAAGATGTAATTGATGCATCTTTACAAGAATTTGATATTCAAGCACAAAAAGGTTTAGGTTCAATTGCACAAAGTGCAATTCAATCAGGTGCATTTGGTGGAGGACGTGAAGGTGTTGCAAGAGCAGAATATATGTCAGCATCAGATAGAAACAGAGCAGCATTACAAGCACAATTATTACAACAAGGTTTTGGTCAAGCGCAACAAGCAGCGGGTCAAGCTTTCGGTCAACAACAACAGTTAGCACAACAGCAACAAGCATTATCTACACAACAACAAGCATTAGCTGGATTATCTCCACAGTTAGCTGGACAACAAGTTGCAGGTTTAACTAGTCTAGGTGGAGGACTACAAGCACAGAGACAATCAGAATTAGGAGCACAACAACAGTTAGCTCAACAACAATTACAACAACCAATTACAGCAGCACAAACTTTAGGTTCAGGTATCACGAGTCTAATTGCTGGATACCCTGGATCACAGTTTCAACAAACATCACCATCAGCTAGCCCACTTCAATCTGCATTAGGTTTAGGTTCAACACTAGCTGGTATATACAGAGCGTTCGGTTAATATGAGTAGAATATTTAGAAGACCTATGTTTAGAAAAGGTGGTGGTGCTAATATGAATGGCATCATGTCTGGTATTGAAGATAGACAAAACTATGCAGAAGCAGGTAGGGTAGAAGAGTTAGCAGCAGCTAATTTAAAAACTTTAGGCGGTGATCAACAAGACAAAGGTTTTGATCCATTAACAACTTTCTTATTACAATATGGACCACAAGTAGCTGGTCAAACAGGTGGCGGTAATTTATTAGGTAATCTTTTATTAGCTGCTGAAAAGCCAGTACAAAATATTATAGAAAACCAAGCTGAAAGAAGAAAATACATGAGAGATTTAAAAGCAGGTGCAACTGAACTTGCAATTAAACAAGCTGGTGATGAATCATTACTTGCTAAAAAATTAGCTGGTCAAAAAGAATTAGCCGAAATGGAATTAGGTGCATTAAGCACAACTGATTTTAAAGATTACTTAGAACAATATCAAGGAAGCTCAGTTCAAGCTAGGAACAGAGCAGACTATGAAAACCAAGGATTAGAATCTAAAGCTGTACAAAATTTTGGTGAATCATATGAAGGATTTATTGGTGGTATTCATGGTAAAACAAAAGACTATGAGAAAAAAGGAAACATTGGAAAAGTATATTATGACGTAACTGACGGTACTTTTAAAAGATTAAGAAAAACTGCAGATGGATATAGTTATGAATCAATTAATATGGCTTCATTTGATCCTGAAGCAGACAAAGCTAAAGTAATACCAAAAGAAAAATTTCCAGGAGAAAAAAGTGAAACTCCAGGATATAGAAGACCACCTAAGGAATTTACGATACCAAAAATAGACACATTCGATCCATATTCAGGAGCATAGGAGGTTAGATGGCAGAGAAGTATCTACCACTCAATGAAGCAGAAAGAGATAGTGACAGATCTTGGTATTCATCATTTGCATCAGGAATAGCATCAGGTATTATTAAAGTACCTGAAGGAGTATTTTCATTAACAGCTGAATTAATTGATTTAGGTTTTGATACAGACACTGCATCTGATGTAGAACAATTTTTTGATAAGATAAATATATTTGAAGACGCTGCACAAGATAGAGCAGTAGGTAAATTAACAGAAGCAATCATTCAAGTAGGTGTACCAGGTACAGCAGGTTTTAAATTAGCGAATCAGGCTGCAAGAAATTTAACCGCTAAAACTTTAAAAGCAAAACGTGCAAATGCTTTTGCTGATTTTAAATTAGATAAAGATAGAGTAGCACTAAGGGATTCATTAAACAAAGCTAGAGATTTAAATGCTAAAGCTAAGTTTCCAAAATTTGCAGTAGGATTAATGGGAGGTGCAACCGGTGAAACATTTGTTGCAGATGTAGAAAAGATTGGAACTTTCGGAGATATGTTTGAAGGAGGGCCAACTCAACTAGATAGAGAAGAAGGTTTTGGTAGAGAAGATGCTGCAAGAAAATTAGCAAACAGATTAAAGTTTGGATCAGAGTCTTTATTAATCACACCATTTGTCTACGGCGCCGGTAAAAGTGCAAAGTTATTAGCACAAAGAGGTAAGGAATTAGCATACAGTGATAGTCAAGTTGCTAGATTTTTAGACAAATATGTTAGAGCTCCATTTAGTCCTAGAGGTGGTTTAACCGAAGAATTATTTGGTGCAGAGAAAACAAAACAAGCTTTAATAGCAAGAGACTCAAACAAAGCAAAAGAAATTGTAGACAATCTTACAAGAGAAATAGATGCTATTTATCCTGAAGCAGAAAGATTATTTGGTAGAGCTAACGTAGCTGAAAGAGATAAGTTTTTATCGTTATTAAATAAATCTTTATTTGAAGGAGATTTAAATAAACCTTTAAACAAAGATGCATTAGATGAAACTTTAAAACTAATGAATAAAACAAATTTACCTGCAGAAAGAAGACAAGCAATTGTTGGAGGTATAAACAATGCTAGAGAAGAATTTGTAAGATTAATAGGTATACTAGATAATAATACAAAGGGAGTTAATTTCAAAAAAGGTAAGAACGAATTACAAAAAATACTACAGGACAGAACTGCTAATTGGATTGGTGGTACATACAGAATTTTTGAAGATCAAAACAAAGGTTTATTAAAATTATTTAGTAGATTTAGACCTACTGCAGAAGCAGAAGAAGGAGCTATAAATTTTTTTAAAAGAACAATAGCAAATGATAATCCAGCTTTAGCTGCTAAACCAAATCAATTAGAGAGAGAAGCTGTAATACAAGTAAAGAGTTTATTAAACTCTGTAAAAAAATTAAAAAATCCAAAAGCATTAGATTTAAATAAATACATTACGAAAACAATGGAAGGTAAACCTGGTGGAGAATTTATCAAAAAAGTTATTGATGAAACCAATATGTTACCAAAAGAAATAAGAGAACTATTGGGAGAAATACAGGATCCAAGATACTCAATATTCAATGCAATGACCAACTTATCTTCTGTAGCAAGAACATCAAATTATCTAACAAATGTTGCAGCAAAAAATTCTGAAGTGCAATCAGCTGGTGGTAGAGGATTTTTTTGGAATAGTAAAGAAGCAGGAGAAGAAGCATTGAGATCAAGAACAACTGGAATAGAATTAGTTCCAGTAGATGATATTGTAAAAGATTTACCTGGAGCAGGTAAAGTTATTAATCCATTACAAGGAAGTTTTACTACAAAAGAAATAGCTGAAGCAATTAGAAATGCAAATAATATTTCTGGTGGCCTACAAGGTTTTGTAAGAGGTGAAGGTAAGGAAGGAGCAGAGGCTGCCGTAAGTTGGATGTATAGAAATTTATTATTATTTCCAAAAGGAGTTTCACAATTATCAAAAACAGTTTTCTCTATACCAACACACTTACGTAATATGATAAGTGCTTTTGGTTTCTCAGGAGCCAATGGTATTTTATTTGAGAATCCAGCTGTAGTTGCTAAAGCTTTTAGAGAAGGTATTGACGTATCAGGTCTAACAAAACTTGGAACTAATACACCAAGAGCTCAGGAAGTATATAGAGAACTATTGGAACTTGGTGTTGTAAACTCACAAGTTCAGATTGGAGATCTTAAAGCTCTATTAACAGATGTTAGACTTGGAGAACAAGTTGCAAATATAGATTCAATCATAAGTCCGTTCATGAGAAAAATGAAAAGAACAAAAGAATTTTTTCAAGGTAAATATGTTGCAGAGGATGACACATTTAAAATTACAAACTATGTTGTTGAATTAGATAGATTAAAAAAAGCTGCAGTCAAACAAGGTTTAGATGTTTCAGATGAAACTGTATTAAGAGGTTTAAAAGTTGATGCTGCTAACATTGTAAAAAATACTGTACCTAATTATGATTTCGTTGGTTCTGCAGTTAGAACTGCAAGACTATTACCAATTGGTAACTTTATGTCGTTTCCATCTGAAATGATCAGAACAACTTCAAATATAGTTGGACAAGGTTTAAAAGAAATGAGACACGTTCCTGCTCAAGGAGTGAGAGTAAAAGGAAGTAATTTAGGTTTAAGTGTTACAGAAGTATTAGCAGACGGAACTGAACAAGTTGTTAAGAATAATGCATTAACTAATGGAACTTATGAAACAGGATTCAAAAGATTATTGGGTATGGCAACATTTACAACAGGTATTCCAATTGCATTAACTGAAGGTGCAGCTGCGATATATGATGTATCAAAAGAAGAGCTGGCAGCTCTTAGAAGATTTGTTCCTGAATGGTCTAAAAACTCTACACTAATTCCAATCAGAGATGATGATGGTGAATTAAGGTATGTAGATTTTAGTCACAGTAATGCTTACGATGTAATCGCTAGACCACTTAGAACTGTCCTAAACAGTATTCAAGAAGGTGAAGCAACAGATGAACAAATATTAGCAGGCTTTGCATCTGGTATAGGGGAAGCAGGCGCTGAGATTATGAATCCATTTATTTCTGAATCTATTTGGACAGAAGCTGCAACAGATTTAACAGTAAGAGGTGGTAGAACAAGTGATGGTAGAAGACTATACACTGATCAAACATCTTTTGGAGATAAACGTGCAATTGAATTTATGCATTTAGGAAATGCATTATTACCTTCGTTTAGACAATATGAAAGGTTATTAAAAGCAGCAACGGAAACACCAACAGACCGTGGAGATTTATTAGATGTGGGTCCAGAGATTGCAGGGTTTATGGGTCTTAGACCAATTAAAATTGATCCATTAAGATCAATGGGTTTTAAAATATCTAACTATCAATCAGGTATCAGGGATGCAAGAAGAGAATTTACTGGAGGTAAGTTTGGAGTATTAAAAGGTGGACCAGTTGATCCTAATGATATTATAAAAAGATTTGCTGCATCTAACAACGCTAGATTCGGAGTACAACAAGAAATGTTTAAAGACTTAACTGCTGCTGAAACATTAGGTGTTTCAAGAAATGTTTTAAGTAGACAGTTTAAAGATAGACAAATTAGTGAAAAGAATTTTAATAATTTAAGAAACGCTCAGTTTGATCCTTATTTACCGTCAGCAGATATAGAAGAAAAGTTTGCGGAAAATGCTCGTAAGTTAGGTGGACCTAACCCATACAATATAGCTAGACCACAGATACTTAGAATGGTTAATGATATGCAAAGAATGAGATTAAATAGTAGAGCTTTATTTAGTACGGACGAAAGACTATTAAAAGCTGAAGGTGGAGAAGTAGAATCTTTACCGGGACTAGATATAAATAATTACTTATTACCTGAAGTACAAACACCACCATTACCAATACAACCAATGCCTAATGCTCAAGTAATCCAGCCTCAGGCACCAGGGAACATTATGAACACAGGATTGACACCAGTTGAGAATGCTTTATTATCTGATGAAGAAAAACAAATTAGATTAAGACAAAGAGGTTTAGCATAATGATTTATTTGGGCGGTTTGATAGTCTCATACTATCGGGGTTTTTATGTGGCGGGGGTCACATTTTAATGGCTAAGAAGAGCGAAGCACTTACAAGAATAGAATCACATGAAAAGCTGTGTAGAATTATGCAGAAACAAACTCACGATAAAATTAAATCTATTGAAGAACAAATCAAAAGAATAGAAAAAATAATGATAGTATGTGCTGGCGTATTACTTGCTGGTATGGCTAGTGTTATTCTAATGTTATTAGATAAAATCTAAATCCAATCTTTATAATCCTCACCCATAATCTGATTAGCAATATTTATTTTGCTACGAAGCGCTTTAACAATTCTATCATCAACAGTATCTTCAGAAATAATATCAATATAAGTCATAGGTTTTGTTTGACCAATACGATCTATTCTAGCTTCTGATTGTTGTCTCTTCTCTAAATCATAACCATTTGAGAAATAAATCATTGTACTTGCAGCAGTTAATGTAATACCATAACCACCCGTGTGGGTAGTTCCTACAAAAAATCTACACTTGTCATCATTCTGAAATTTTTTTATATTAGCTGATCTTTCTTCAGAAGTAGTTTGACCAAAATAATCTACAACAGAATCATCACCATACACTCTTTTAATTTCATCTATAATTCTTCTCACATCGTGAGTATAGTGGGACCAGATGACAGCTTTACCATGTACATTTTCTAATATGTCCATAAGCTCTGTCATTCTATTGCATGGAAGATTTTTTATTTCCCCATCATCAGGTGTGAAATGGCCACAAGTAATTTGATGTAGTCTCATTAATTGAGTCATGACTGTAGCTGAAGATAAAACTTTACCATCAAGATAGGCAATAGCTTCTTCTTTCATTTGTTTGTAGACTTTCTTTTGTTCTTTAGTCATTTCAACAACGTGTTTCATGAAAGTCTTTTTAGGTAAGTCTAGACAATCATCTTTTAAAACTCTCTTCGAGAATGGTTGTATCTTCTCCGATAGCTCACCCAGGTTTCTATAACCAACAACTATTTCTACTTGTCTACCTTGTACCTGAATCTTTCTGGTTACTGCATAACGAGACTTGAATGTCCAATATGAAGTATGCCCCAGGAGCCAGGGATCAAGAAACTCACACTGACTAAATAAATCTAAAGGTGATTTAGTTACAGGAGAACCAGTAAGTATTCTTCTGTACTTAGCATGTTGTCTTAGTGCTAAAATATTTTTAGTTCTATTAGATGTAGGAGTCTTAATTGTTGTAGACTCATCAATTGCAATCATTGTATTGTGACAAGATAAAAACTTAGCAGCAAAAGCTGCACCATCACCTTTTGAAAAAGCTTCAACATTCATAAGTAATATATGAAACTCACTTCCTGTTTCAAACAAAGTATTTAAAAGCAGTTGTTGTTTTTTTGATTTATCAGATGTCTTCCACAAAACCATTTTTTTAAAAATATGATTTGGTAAGTGTGTTGGTATTTCTGAGTCGTACCAGTTTTTATATACACCTTTAGGTGCAATAATTAATAATCCATTAATCTTACCTTTGTCGTATAACATTGCTGCATTGTCTAAAAGAACTTTAGATTTACCTGTACCCATCTCCATGAAATAGGCAAAATTTTCTTTGTCCCAAGAGTCTTGTAATGCATCAAGCTGATGCTTATATGGTTGTGTTTTAAATTTATAATTCATAATTTATATATACCTTTACTTTGCTTTCTAAGGTGTATATAAGAATAGAAAGAAAAAAAGTCAATGAAAAAAGTTTATTTAGTACAAGAAATACCCACAGATAGACAAACAGGAGAACCTAAGTTTGACTTAACTCCTGCTATCAAATATGGCGAAATTAAGACAATGTTTCCTAAGTTAAAACAAATGCAATTTTCACCAGGTCCGTTAATTATAGAAATAAAAAATAGTTTAAAAGATTTTACATCTGATGATTATCTTTTATTGTATGGTGATCCTGCTCTAATTGGAGTTGTATGTGCAGTTGCAAGTGATGTGACAAATGGTCGCTTTAAATTATTAAAGTGGGACAGAATACAAGCGTCTTATTTTCCGATAGAAATAAATTTATTTAACAAGTAGTCTTGACAAAAAATAATTTGTTTCTATATTACGAAACATGAAAGTTAATTTAAATAAAGGAGTTAAAATGGCAAATCTACGTGACGACGCACCTGATCAATTAAATACAATTGATCCAACACAACTATCCGAGCAGATAGAAAAATTAAATTCTATCAATGCACAAATTTCAAATGCAGAGGCTAGTTTAAAAGAATTAAAAGAACAAGAAAAACAATTAAATAATTTTACTATTCCTGAACTTATGGAAAAGATGAATTTAAGCACATTAAAATTAAAAGATGGTTCAGAATTATCTGTTAAAAAAATTTATAGTGCAACAATGAAAGCTGATAAAAAAGCTGATTGCATACAATGGCTTCGAAACAATGGCTTAGGTGATATTGTGAAAAATGAAATCACAGTTAACTTTGGTCAAGGCGAAGAAAACAAGGCTGCAGAATATGCTACCCTTGCAAAAGAGTCTGGTTATGAACCTTCTCAAAAAGAAGCAGTTCATGCCATGACTCTTAAAGTAACCATGGAAGATTGGAAGAACAAAGGTAACGAAGTTCCAGAAGATCTTTTTTGGACGTTTGATGGAAATCAAACAAAAATAAAAAATAAAAAATAAACCACTAACTAATAGGTATATATATGAGTAATAATACAGATATGGTTAAAAAGAATAGTGCAGGTGCACTATCACCAGTAAGCCTAAGATCCGATGCAGGAAAAGGTACAGAGGAATTAAAGTCCAGTGATAAATCAACTGTGATTTTAAAAATCCTTCACCAACTATCACCTGAGTGTAACACTAGAAACGCTAAATACGTTGAAGGTGCTAAACCTGGGATGATATATTCTGGAAGTATTGGTAGTTTAATTGATGGTGATAAAGGACTCGATGTAGTTGTTTGTCATACTCACACTAGATATCCAGAATGGCAAGAGAGAGGCGACAGTGCAGCAGCACCAGTCGGTACTCACATCAATCCACCTGCAGATGCAGTAGAAGAAAAAAATGGTAAGTACAGATTATCTAACGGTAATTACTGTGAAAAAACTATGTATTTCTTTGTACTAGCATTGATCAAAGGTCAAGCAAGAAGAGCGGTCATCACTATGAGATCCTCTAACTTAACTTCAGGTAGAACTTTAAATGATCTACTTGATAATCTTGAAGCTGAAGATGAGCAGGGTAAATTTAAACCTGCAACTTATTCAGGAGTTTTTAATCTTAAAACTACAGGTAAAAACTGGGGTGATAAGAGTTGGCACATTTATAAGCCAAGCTTCGTAAGAATGTTAGATATTTCTAAGCCAGAAGATTTATCTATCTATGACACTGCAAAAAAACTTCAAGAAGAAGCTTTTGCAGGTGCAACGAAACCTAAGTATGAACAGGTTGCATCAACTAAGAGTAACGAAGACATTATCTAGTTTCCCCTCAGGGGATGCTGGCCAAGCGAAGGCGCTGAAGGGAGACTGGAGGCGCCTTAAAAACAGGGATAGGTATGAAAGATTTTATAAAGTATTTTACAGGGTTAACACGTAATTATGGTGTCTGTAAAATAAACGAGGGATATGTAGATCCAGAAACAGGTAAGAAAAAATTTAAACATGAATGGTCACAGTTAAAAGTTACAGACAAAGACTACGAGGATCATTTAACAGGAGTTAAATCAATTGGTATACAACCATGTACAGATGATGGCACTGCAAGATTTGGTGCAATCGATGTAGACAAGTATCCAATTGATAGAGAATTTTATTTAAAAACAATACAAGAAAAAAGTTTACCAATCATCCCTGTCCTGTCCAAAAGTGGTGGACTACATTTATATGTGTTCACCACTGAATTTGTAAAAGCAATAGAGATAAGACAGTTCTTAGAACAAATGCTTTACGTATTTAAACTAAACATCAAGACAGAAATATTTCCTAAACAAACAAACTTACGTTCTTCTGATGACAAAGGTAATAGAGCAAATGGTAACTTTATAAATCTTCCATACAATGCAGATGGTCGAAGAGCATTAGCACCTGATGGAACTGAAATGTCTTTAGACATGTTTGTAAAATGTATTGAACTTAATGCAGTTAGTAAGAAACAATTAAAAGATATACAGGAAAAAATTATTTCAGATGAATTACAAGGTAGTGGAGAAGAGTTTAAAGATGGTCCACCTTGTCTTGGAGTTCTCACAAAAGAAATAATGACAGATGATAGAGATAGATTTTTATATAACTATATGGTCTTTGCTAAAAAGAAATACAAAGATAACTGGAAAGATAAGATAGTTGAAGCAGCTAGAAATTATTTTAAGTTTGATTCTAAGTGGACAGATGATCACGTTAAAACAAAAATTAAAAGTTGGGATAAGGAAACTAAAGGTTACCAATGTAATGGAGAACTATTATCACCAGTGTGTGTTAAACCAGTGTGTTTAAAAAGAAAATATGGAATTCTATCTGATGATAAACCTTTATGGCCTAGAATGTTTGCACTTCAAAAAATAAATTATAAACCTACACCAGAATGGAAATTTACTGTTGAAGGAGAAGATGGGGAAACTGCACAAGTGCATGCAAAAGATATTTATAAATTAGAGAGTCAGAAAGCAATAAGAGCATTACTAATGGAACAAGCATTTATAGTTCCACCAAATCTAAAAGGTAATGACTTCATTGAAATAATGCAGCTTTTATTTGATAAGGAAAAAGTAGAAACTATTGAACCGGTAGAAGGTACAAGTCCTATGGATATTCTGTTAAAGAATCTTGAAAAATATATTTATGGACCAAAAGCTACAACATACAAATCATTTGAAAGTGGTAAACCTTTGGTTGATGAAAAGTATGCATGGTTTGTCTACGATGAATTTTATTCTGATCTAAAAACTAGAGAATGGAAAACAGATCCACAAAGAACTTCTTACATGGTAAAAGAATTATTTAAGAGCGATGACAAAGATAAGAAAGCTTTGTTTAATAAACCGAAAAGATTTCCTGGTAAAGACAAAGATGACAAATACTTTCCACCGATAAAAGTTCTTAGAATACCTTTACACATTTTTGAAGAAAGAAAACAAGTACAAGAGATTGTAGACTTTGAAGATGAAGAGGATATTATTTAATGATATACAAGATATATGGCCCGCCAGGCACGGGTAAGACATATAGATTGATATCAAGAGCCAAAGCCTACGCAAGAGTCGGCACACCATTACATAAGATAGGTTATTTTGCATTTACTAAAAAAGCTGCGGGTGAAGCAAAGAAAAGAATGCCTGCTGAAGATAAGAAGCTACCATACTTTCAAACACTTCATTCATTTGCATTTAATCTTTTAAAACTTAACGAAGACGATGTAATGCAACCCTATCACTATGAAAATTTTGGTAAGAAATTAAATGTTAAGGTAAAATACTACGACAGATATAATGAAGAAGAGACTAATTTTTTAACTTGCGACAATGCATACTTTCAATTGATACATAGATCTATTAACAGATGCGTAGATATAAGAGAAGAGTTTGATCGTGGAGAACATAATTCAAAAGAAGTTGAATGGGATATGTTGGAACACATATATAAAAATTATTTAGTATATAAAGACAAGAAAAAAATGATGGACTTTAATGATATGATAGAAATGTTGTTAAAGAAAGATAGTAAAATCCCACAATTTGATGCAGTATTTATTGATGAAGCTCAAGATTTATCACCATTACAATGGAAGCTTTATGATAAACTAAAGGAAAAAAGTAAAGATATCTATCTTGCAGGAGATGATGACCAGGCTATCTTTGCCTGGGCTGGCGCTGATGTAAATAGATTTATTGATGAACCTGCAAAAGAAAAAGTATTACATAAGTCTAGAAGGATATCTAAAGCTATACAAGAACAATCACAAATGTGTGTAGAAAATATTGTGGGCAATAGAAAAGAAAAGAAATATTATCCAAGAGACTATGAAGGATATTGTGAGGAAATTGCTAACCTAGATCAGATAGATTTGACTGAAGGTAAGTGGTTAATATTAACTAGAACAGTATCAAGACTATTAAAAATAGAAAAAGAATTAATTAAAAAAAATTTATATTTTGAAAGTAACAGAGGGAAAAGCGTCAGGGTTCGGGCATATAACGCAATTAAAAAATACGAACTATTACAACAGGATATTAAGTTAGAAGAAAAAGATATTAAAGATATTAAAGAATTTACAGGAGAAAAATTTAATCTTAAAAAAGATTGGTATGAATCTTTTCAAAACATGGAACAAGAAGATAAAGATTATCTCTTAGGTTTAATTGAAGCAGGAGAAGATTTAAGTAAACCCCCTAGAATCTGGACATCAACTATTCATGCTATAAAAGGTGGTGAGCAGGATAATGTAATTTTATGTTTAGATATGGGAACTAAGATATTAAAAGCAATAAAGAAAAGTGAAGACAAAGCAGATGAGGAACATAGAGTATGGTACGTAGGAGTCACTCGTGCAAAAAATAATCTATACAAACTAAAAGCAAGAAAAAAACTAAAAGGATACAAACTATGACAGACAATAGTATATTTGAAAGTGCTAAGGGACCACAAGAAAAACAGATAGGGGGAAGTCATTATCGAAGATTTCATATTCAACCATATGAATTTATATCAAAGAATGACCTTTCTTTTTTTCAAGGCAATGTTATAAAGTATGTTTGTCGCTACAAGAACAAGGCAGGCATACAAGATCTTGAGAAAATAATTCACTACTGTGAATTAGAAATTAAAACAATGAAAGACATGGGTAAAAAGAAATGATATTACCACAAACAGAATGGTTACAACCAAAACAATTTCCAGATCTATCTAAGCATGATGAGATAGCGATTGACTTAGAGACACGTGATCCAAACCTGAAGAAACTGGGTTCAGGAGCCATCATTGGAGTTGGTGAGATTGTAGGCATAGCTGTAGCTGTAAAAGGTTGGAAAGCTTATTATCCAATTGCTCACGAAGAAGGACCTAACATGGATCGTAAACAAGTATTAGATTGGTTTACAGATGTATGCGCCTTACCTGCTAAAAAAATATTTCATAACGCTATGTACGACGTATGTTGGATACGTAAATTAGGTATAAAAATCAATGGTTTAATCACAGATACTATGATTGCAGCCAGTCTTATAGATGAAAATAGATTCTCTTACACACTAAATACTTTGTCTTGGGCTTTCTTAAAGAAAGGTAAGAACGAAGCAAAATTAATTCAAGCTGCGAAGTCAAGAGGACTAGATCCTAAAGCTGATATGTGGAGATTACCTGCTATGGAAGTTGGAGAGTATGCTGAAGCGGACGCTGAACTTACTTTAGAACTGTGGCAATATTTTAAAAAGATAATTGAAGAACAAAAACTACAAAATGTTTTTAATCTTGAAACGGATCTGTTTCCTTGTCTGGTTGATATGCGATTTCTTGGCGTGAGAGTGGACGTTGAAAAAGCTCATAAATTGAAGCAACAATTAGCAGTGCAAGAAGAAATGTTACTCCTACAAATAAAAAAAGAATGTAACCAAGAAGTTCAATTGTGGGCAGCAGCAAGTATTGCCAAAGCTTTCGACAACTTGAATTTAAAATATGAACTAACTGCAAAAACAAAAACACCTTCTTTCACTAAAAACTTTATTACAAATCATAAACATCCTGTGGTTCAAATGATAGCAGAAGCTAGAAAAATAAACAAGGTTAGAACAACCTTTATTGATACCATTATTGATCACGAACATTGTGGTAGAATACACGCAGGGATTAATCAGATTCGTTCTGATGATGGTGGTACAGTAACTGGAAGATTTAGTTATTCTAATCCTAATTTACAGCAGATACCAGCCAGGGATCCGGTAACAGGCCCCATGATTAGATCATTATTTATACCAGAAGAAGGTTGCAGGTGGGGATGTTTTGATTACTCTCAACAGGAACCAAGATTGGTAGCACACTATGCTTTAAAATTTGAATTACCATCTGTAAATACAATTGCAGATTCATACGATTCAGATCCATCAACAGACTTTCACAAAATAGTTGCAGAGATGGCAGAGATACCTAGAACAGAAGCAAAGACAATTAATCTTGGATTGTTTTATGGTATGGGTAAGGCAAAACTTCAAGCAGAGTTAGGTGTTACAAAAGAAAAAGCTGATGAATTGTTTGACAAGTATCATAGTAAAGTTCCTTTTGTGAAACAACTAATGAATAAAGCTACAAGAGTTGCGGAAAACAAAGGTCAAGTAAAAACTTTATTAGAAAGACGTTGTCGTTTTCCTAAATATGAACCTATATTAAAAGGTACAGATTGGGGTAAGTATGTTCCAGCAGAAGATGAACAAAGAATGTTGCAACTTCAAAACATGGGTGAATGGTTGAAAGATGATGATGGTGAATTTATTTTAGATGATAAAACAAAAGAGAAGAAAAAAAATTATTGGCATAAAAATGATAAGCGTAGAGCTTTTACATACAAAGCTTTAAATAAACTTATTCAAGGTAGTGCAGCAGATATGACTAAACAAGCTATGGTCAAGCTTCACAAAGAAGGAATCCTAGCTCATATACAAGTACATGATGAATTAGACTTTTCTATTGAATCACAAAAGCAAGCTGATAAAATAAAAGATATTATGGAACAAGCAGTAATTTTAGAAGTTCCTAATAAAGTGGATGATGAATACGGTCCAAACTGGGGTGAAATAAAATAATGTACTATGGCTTATTTAAATGCTAATATACCGCCGATTTATTGTAAAATAAGAAGGGAGTATCTCTATGATCTTAAAAAAAATAAAGGACAGTCTAGTGACTGTGTTATCTTTGGTCTTAGCTCTATTTCAGGTCGCGCAATCTTATTTCATTGCATGCTACCAAATGGTGCGGTCTTTTATAGACTACCTATCTCAGCATTCTTTCAAAAAGAATTTGAAAGAAAAGACGTGCCTGATATGCGAGTGGATCAACTCGAACTGTGGAACTGCTTTAGTTATTATCCTAGTGTCCATTGTTTTGATTGGTTGGCTGGTATAGATGGTAAGTATTTAGGTAAAGATAAAAAATTTTACGAAGGTCAGTACTTATTTACTATTGACTGGGCTCATCCAGAGACTAATATACTAAACACGGAACATTCTGAAATTCCGCAAGAGCACAAGTGTGCACACATATTAGCGTTGAAAAACGGTAATTATGCAGCGCAGCCAAACAATAGAATCATTTGGCATGTGAATAGTTATACAACAGATAATGATTGGCCAGACTATAGCGTACAAACTACATACTGGGACTGTGAAGGATCTGATTGGGTGACAGAAGATTCTGATAAAATGTTTTATAATATTGAGGAGAAAAAATGAGTTTAAATATATGTATAGAATGTAAATTTGAAAAGAAAAAATGTCAGTGTGTTATTCAACCACCTAAAAAAGTAAGTTGGTGGAAAAAAATTTTAAATTGGTTTAGATAATGAACATAGAGGTGGCCAGGATGAACTTGTATTTTACAGGTGCAATTATAATTGCTTTTTGTTTATTAACTTTATTTGTGAGTCCCAATGGATTTTAAACGTAAGCTATCATTATTCTTTCACAAGTTATCACTAGCGTGGTTATCTTGTATGATCTTTATGGTACAAGGTAATTTATTACAATTGACAGCAAAGCATGCATTGATCGCTACAAGAACGGGTGTAATTACCGGTTCATTAGTTGTACTAATGTCTTTTATACCCTGGAAGTTTCATTTTAAATTACCTATACTTATGTTTATAGGTTGTTTTACTGCAGATATATTATCTCATCCTAAACACTTTGGACAATATTGGTCAGAAGCAGCTTGCACTGCATTATTGGCAGCAGTGTTTTCATATGTTATAACGTTATCTCCTGCAGGTAAAAAATTAGAGGAGTATTTAGGTGGCAAATAAACCATTAGATATCGGAGACGAAGCAAGAGTACAGATGCCGATGAAGACGGTTGCTAGTTTAATAGGGCTTGTTGCAATTGGTACTTGGGCATACTTTGGTGTTATTGAAACGCAAAACGCACATAACACAAGACTTCAATTGATGGAATCTGATCTTGAAAAAAATACAGAATTTAGAATTAAATGGCCAAGAGGATTAATGGGTTCATTACCCGCTGATTCTGAGCAGTTCATGTTGATTGAAGATCTATATAAAACAACAGAGAAGTTAACAATTAATCAAGAAATGAATACAAGTAATAAACTTCGTATTGAATTTATGGAAAAACAAATATCTAAAATGTTAGATGATATTGAAAAATTAAAAGATCAAAATAGGGAGATAAAATATACAAATGGAAACGGTAATTAGTAGTGTAGTTGCTCTCTGTATGTTTATAGCAGGCGAGTTAAAAGAACATAGAATACAACAATCAATGAGTGATTGTTTAAAAGGAAAAAGACTTGCAGAACGTAATGTAAATGTTAATGTAACTTATAAATGCGGAAACGTAGATGCAGAACTTGAGTCGAACATAGACGGTAGCAAATCAATTAAAAAAATTATAGAAAAGGGATAATGAAAAATTGTAAACAATGTAAAAAAGAGTTCAAACCTAAAGACGAACTAGATATATTCTGCAGCCAGGACTGTAAGGAAGAAGCTTTAGCTGATCTTGACAATGACAGCGATGAGTGTTTAAGCTGTCAATAAATGAATCTTTCAAGAAATTTTTCTCTTCAGGAGCTTATCAAATCTGATACTGCGATACGTAAAGGTATCAATAACAATCCTAACTCTGGTCAAATAGAAAAACTAAAAGCACTTTGTGAAAATATTTTGCAACCTGTCAGGGACCATTTCGGCAGAGTAAAAATAACATCAGGGTTTCGTTCAGAAGATTTATGTTTAGCCATAGGCAGCTCTAGAAATTCACAACATGCTAAAGCTGAGGCCGCAGACTTCGAATGTGTTGGAGTTGATAATGCTGAAGTTGCTGATTGGATTAAAATGAACCTTGAGACAGATCAATTGATCCTCGAGTTCTACACTCCAGGAGAACCTAACTCGGGATGGATACATTGTAGTTGGATTCCTGAAGGAAGACGTGAGCAATATATGCATGCATATAAATCAGAAGGTAAAACAAAATATAAACCAATAATAGGAAAGGCGAAAGATCTAGTATGAGTAAATTAACAAAAGTATTTAGTAAAATAGATACCGTTCATGGTATCTGTGAAGAATGTCAAGAGGAAGCTATTTTAGTTGCAATTGTATCAGATTTTTATAGATGTACTAATTGTGGCCATGATACAAAACAACATATCAATGGTTCAATTAGATATTTAAAATTAGATGAGTCTGATAAAAAATGGATCAAAGAAAATTACATTAAATAATGGCTAAGAAATTTAAAGATCATATTGTAAGAGACAAGCCTAAAAAAAGAGGCAGCCGTCAACATAAAAAATCATTAAACAAAAACGAGAAAAGACAGAAACGGACTCGACGTTACAAGGGTCAAGGAAAGGGATAACATGACAAGACAAATGGTAATTAATAAAATAACTAAAGAAGCTGATAAGATAGCGATTGAATATAACAAGACTAAGGATTCAGGCCTCAGGGACCAATGGTTTAAGCTGGTGTCTTCTC